CCAATGCACACTGGTCAGTTGGAAGGAATAAACAATCGAATAAAGGTCATCAAACGAATGGCGTACGGTTACCGGGACAGCGAATTCTTTTTCATGAAGATCAAGAGCGTCTTTCCCGGCAATCCGTGAAGAACCTTTTTTATTTCCCTTGGCCGCTCCAATCGGCCTTTTTTATTCAGTCATGCCCCACGGAGTCGAGCGCATGGAGTACTTACAGCGCCTGCTCGACAAGATCGACAGGTTTGAATTGCTGATTGCGGGCCTCATTGGGGCTGTGGTTGCGAGCTGGTGGCACAAGGACGACTTGTCCGACTGGCGCGCCTGGATGGTCTTCTTGATCACTGGCATGGCCTGCTCGATCTATTTGACGAGCATGGTCAGCACCTACCTGGGCGTTACCGAGCCGAAGATTGTCGCCGGCATCGGCTTCCTGCTGGGCGCATTCGGCGGCTCGCTCCTGGCGGCCATCAATAGAGCCATTAAATCCGCTGACCTCTGGGCGCTTATCCGCCAGCGGTTCGGGGGAGGCAATCCATGAATCTTGAACTGATCAACTCCATCGCCTGCGGCCTGATTGCGCTGTGGGCGGCCTGGTGCGTACTGAGCGGGAAGGTGAGAGACGGCATCTTGGGCAAGCTGATCTACTCGGCCATCGCCATCAGCGCTTTTGTCGTGATGAGCCGCAGCCAGAACATCTTCTTTGGGCCGACCACTGCTGGCCTGACGTTCCACGTTGCTCTTTGCATGGCCGGGGTGCGCCACATGTTCATGGTTATGTGCTGGCAGCGGGTGAAGGTCTGGCTATGCCGCACGCTGAACTGCGAGCACTGCCTGCACTGTGACAAGGCTCCTGGTGGTATCGATCGCCGGAGTAAGTAATCCGCGCCACGTTTTCGAATGCGCCAAATCGTGGCGCGAGGTGAGGAGTAACCCATGAATCCGATCAGGTGTGCGACGTGCGCTGGCTGTGATGCATTCATGATTACCGATCAGTCCATCCCGCTGTGCGGTGGGTGTGAGCGTCTGAAGCCGCCAGCACCACCACCCATGCGCACTCCGAGCACATCGCTCATCCCAAGCTTCGGATTATTGATGATCGTGCTGGTGTTCATAGCTGGTGTAGCGGTAGGCGCCAAGATGGCAGGAGGCTGGTGATGGCTGCAACGAATATAACCCTGAGCATCAAGCGCGCCTGGTGGGTGATGCCCTACATCTACGGCGTTCAACTGTTCAGTGAGCTGACATGCATGGAGCCCGATTACGACAAGGTAGCGGCCACCATCGCACGCGGCCTGGAGGTTAACGCCACATGAGTGTTCACACAGCAGTGGGAACCCGCATCCACATCGCAGGCCAAGAGCCCACACCACCAACACCACCATCGGAGCCGACAATGACCAAGACCAACCTGCTTGTAATCACCAGTGCCGGCCATATGTCCGATGACCAACACGCCAAGTTAACCGCTCGCGTTGAGGCTGTCGCCAGCAAGGTCGGCGCCGAGGTTCTGGTTCTTGGCCCCGGCCAAGATGCTCGACTGATCAATGTTGGTGTTATGCCAAGCAAGGCAACTGCTGTCGAGATCAAGGAAGGCCTGCGCAGTTGCTCAGCGGCTCGGACCGGATACTACAGCGCAAGGCTCAACAGCGACGCGAGCCCGGTAACTGCTATCCAGGGTGAGGCCGTGAGCTTCAACCTCGATCCGTTGGAGCAGGCCATCGAGTCGGCTGTCCGCCTGCTGCGCGACGAGCATCAGCAGATGGCGGATGCAGTTGCCAAGCAGGACAGCGCACTTTGCGACCGGCTCGGCACTCACCTTGATGCGCTGCTGGCTATCCAACTTGAGCGGGTGACTGATCATGAGTAGCACTAAGGCAGAGGCCGACTACTTCGCCCAAGAGCACGTCCACACCGTTGATGACGGCCGAGGCGCCCGCGAGGTGTATCTCGATGGGGTGAAGGTGCAAGACGCCTTCTTCGCTGACACTCAACTTGGACTGGTCGTTGCCTACTGTGAGCCAGTAGAAATCATTCCGGGAACGGATCGCATCGACAGCTATCACGCCTGGGGTGAGGTTCGTGTAGAGCCCAAGATTGATGAGGTTTGACTGATGGCAAACAACTCGCCCTGGCACCACCTGTACAAGACGAAGGACTGGTACCGACTGCGCCACCACCAACTACAGGCTTACCCGTTGTGCCGCCGCTGTGAGAGCCAAGGCCGTGTCGTCTCAGCCATCATCGCTGACCACGTTAAACCGCACAGGGGTGACGTTGCGTTGTTCTTTGGTGGCGAGCTTCAAAGTCTTTGCAAGACCTGTCACGACAGCGCCAAGCAGCGCGAAGAGAAGTCTGGAGTCATTGTTGGGTGCGACGTGAACGGCCTGCCGATCGATCCGAACCATCACTGGAATCGGGAGTGACGAATCGTCGATCCTTGCACCTAGTTGGTGCGGCACGCCACTGCCCCGAGGGGGAGGGTGAAAAGTTCGGGATTTCCGTGCATAGGACCGCCCTCGACCCTCTTTACGCATAAAGCCAGAATTGGAGAGTTTTTTTGAAGGGAAGAACCCCCGCCCCGACGACCCAGAAAAAGGTCACCGGCACATTGCGTGCCAGTCGGGAAAACAAGCGGGAGCCTCAAGTCGCGGTCGCATCGTACCAGTCGCCGCCACCATCGATGACGGCGGAAGGCCAGGCGGTGTGGAAAGTTTTCTGTCCGCTCGCGTCGTCCATGGGCGTACTCACTGAAGCCGACCTTCAAACCCTTGAGCGGTTGTGCGAGGTCGCCGCCGAGGTTCGCCGCTTGACCAAAGTTATTTCCGAAGAGGGCCATACCTATTCGACCGCCGCGGGCCTGATCAAAGCGCACCCCGCTGTGGCTATGGCGGCTGACGCCGACCGCCGGCTGCTCTCTTACCTCACCCATTTCGGCATGACACCCGCCGCCCGATCAAAGGTCCAGGCCATTGGCGAACCTCCAAGCAATGACCCGGAAGACGAGTTCTTCAATTGAGGTCAAGAAGGTTTCCTATGCGGTCGACCCAGTAACGGCTTGGGCTCAAGAGGTTTACTCTGGCAAGGTGCTGGCCGGTCCCGATATTCGAAACGCCTGTGGTCGCCACTTGCGAGACCTGGAGGACGGGCCGAAGCGAGGGCTTACCTGGGATCTCGAAAAAGCCAACCGGGCGATCCGCTATTTCAAGACGGTACTCAAGCTCAACGGCGGCGAGCACGAAGGCCTCCCATTCATTCTGCTGCCCTGGCAAGCATTCATCGTTGGATCGATCTTTGGCTGGATGGCGCCGGACGGCTTTCGCCGATTCCGAACCTGTTACATCGAGTCGGGTAAAGGGTCGGGCAAGTCGCCGCTGGCGGCTGGCATTGGGCTGTATTGCCTGACCTCAGACAATGAGCCGCGCGCCGAGGTGTATGCCGCGGCGACGAAGCGTGATCAGGCAATGATCCTGTTCCGCGATGCGGTGGCGATGGTTGATCAGTCGCCGTCGCTGATGAAGAAAATCAAGAAGTCGGGCCGGGACGAGAAGGTTTGGAACCTGGCCTACCTGGCGACCGGGTCATTCTTTCGACCTATCAGTTCCGACGATGGGCAATCTGGTCCGCGTCCTCACTGCGCGCTGATCGACGAAGTCCACGAACACAAGAACAACAAGACCGTCGAGTTCATGCGGGCAGGCACCAAAGGCCGGCGTCAGGCGCTGATCTTAATGATCACCAACAGCGGACACGACCGTAACTCGGTTTGCTACAGCTATCACCAGCTCGGTGTGAATGTCTGTGAGGCCGGCGCCAAAGGCGTGACAAAGCGGCACCGCCACTTCAACGATGGTTTCTTCTCGTTCATCTGCTCCCTGGATAAGGGCGATGACCCGTTCAAGGATGAGAAGTGCTGGGGCAAGGCCAACCCATCGCTGGGCCACACGTTCCAGCCAAAGTATCTGCGCGAGCAGGTCACCGACGCGAAGGGCATGCCGGCCAAGGCGAGCACTGTTCGGCGCTTGAACTTCTGCCAGTGGGTAGATGCGGCGAACCCATGGGTCGATATCGATACCTGGTTGTCGTGCTGCGCGAAGTTCGATCCCGAGAAGCTGGCTGGCCAATTTTGTTATGGCGGCCTCGATCTTTCGGGCAAACGAGATCTCACTGCGTTGAATCTCTACTTTCCCGAACAAGGAAAATCAATCGCGGAGTTTTGGACGCCCAAGGACACGCTGCTTGACCGCGCCGCGGTTGACGGCGTTCCGTATGACATCTGGCTTGAGGATGGCCATATCCATGCGCCGCCAGGGAAGGCAATTAACTATGCCTTCGTCGCAAAGCGGCTGGGCGAGCTTGCAGCGAAGTACGAGATAAAGGCGCTGGCTTTTGACCCGTACCACATGACCTACCTGGAAGTGGAGCTTGAGGCGCAGGGCATCGAACTGAACCTGGTGCCCCACGGCCAGGGTTTCCGCCCGGCTCGGGAGTCGAACCTCTGGATGACTCACTCTATTGACCTAGTGGAGGACTTGATCCTCACCGGCCAGATCCAGGTGCTGGCCAACCCATGCCTGACTTGGAACGTCGCTTCCGCTGTGATGGAGGCCGACGCCCAGGAAAACAGAATCTTCTCTAAGCGCAAAAAGACCGGTCGGATTGACGGGGCTGTCGCTATGGCCATGGCCGTGGGAGCAGCGAACGCTACAGAGAAGGTTGCCGAAAGCCTTTCTGACCACATTACAAAACACGGAATTCGAACCCTATGACCGATGAAATCAAGGCGCCAAAGCTGGAGGCGCTGAAAGAGGCCTTGCCTGATCTTGTCGGCGTAATTGGCTTGGCTTTGCTGACTCGGGGTCTTTGGGCGTGGATGGGCGAGCCGCTGGCCCTGACCGTCTGCGGGGCGCTGCTGATCACATTGTCCGTCGTCTCTATTTTGCGGGGTAGCCGCTGATGCTTCGTGCAATGCTTGGACGGAAAAGCGGCACCCAGGTCATCGATACGCCGGAGAAGCTGGCTCAGGCATTGGGCGCGGGTTATGAAAGCAACGCGGGCCAGCGCGTTACCACCACCAGCGCCATGCAGCAATTGGTTGTATTCAACTGCGTGCGAGTGCTGGCCGAGTCGATGGGGATGCTGCCTTGCCGGCTGCTAAAGCAAACCGGGCGGGTCCGACTGCCGGCGACGGCTCACCGGCTCTATTCGCTGATTACCATGGCCCCAAACAGCTACATGACTGCCCAGGAGTTCTGGGAAATGTTGGTGGCGTGTCTATGTCTTCGTGGCAACTTCTTTGCCTACAAGGTGAAGGCGCTGGGCAATGTGGTTGAGCTTCTACCGCTCAACCCGGACATCGTCACCCCAAAGCTCAAGGACGACTGGACAGTTGAGTACACCGTCAACTTCAAGTCAGGTACGAAAACGCTCACCCAGGATGATATCTGGCATGTTCGGCTCTTCACGCTGGACGGCCTCAATGGATTGAACCCGATTGCTTATGCTCGGCAGGCCTTGGGCCTCGGGCAGGCGATGGACGCTCATGCCGCCAAGCTCTTCACCAACGGGGCGGTAACCAGCGGTGTTCTGCGGACTGAGCAGCAACTCTCCGACGAGGCTTTTGGTCGACTGAAGACTGAGTTTCAGGGCGAGCACATGGGCGTGGCCAACGCCTATAAGCCAATGATCTTGGAGATGGGCCTGGACTGGAAGCCAATCAGCCTGAGCGCCCAAGACACCCAGTTCATCGAATCCAAGAAGCTGACCGAGGCGCAGATCTGCGGATTGTTCCGCGTGCCGCCTCACCTGGTGGCCAGCATGGAAAAGATGACGCTCAACAACATCGAACACATGGGCATGAGTTTCGTGAACTACTCGCTGGTTCCGATCATGACCCGTATCGAGCACCGCATTCAGGTCGGCCTTCTCAGCGAGAAAGACCGCCTGACTCACTACGCCAAATTCAATGCCGGCGCACTGATGCGCGGAGACCTTAAAGGCCGGTACGAATCCTACGGCAAGGGCATCCAGTGGGGGATTTTGAGTCCCAACGACTGCCGTGAACTTGAAGACGAAAACCCCCGCGAAGGCGGCGACATCTACCTCACCCCAATGAACATGACTACCAAACCAGAGGCTACCGACGATGCAGACAAAACAGCGTCTTGACGTGCCGCTGACCCTTAAGTCGGTCAGTGACAACGGCGAGTTCGAAGGCTATGGCTCCGTGTTTGGCGTCGAAGACAGCTACGGCGACGTGGTGATTCGCGGGGCATTCGCGGCCAGCCTGGCCAAGTGGAAAGAGAAGGGCCGCCTGCCGGCCATGCTCTGGCAACACCAGATGAGCGAGCCGATCGGCATCTACACCGAGATGCGTGAAGACGACACCGGGCTGCTCGTCAAGGGGCGCCTGCTGATTGATGACGATCCGCTGGCCAAGCGTGCCCACGGGCACATGAAGGCTGGAAGCCTGACCGGCTTGTCCATCGGCTACATGCT